ACCTTGTGGATAGTATGACACAAGCTTTGATGCGGTATCGTCAGGGTAATTTTGTGCAGCTACCGAGTGACGATTGGGAAGAAGAGGATAACAACGTGCAAGTAAAAGCGTACTACTGATGGCAGAACAACGGTTTGGTATTTTTGGCAAGGATGTAACACGATACATACCTCCTGAGTTACGACCTTTTGCAAAAGCGGCGATAGAGATGAATCCTGTAACGGGATTTCAGCGTGCCGGTCAGGCTTTAAAAGAAGGTAAGTATGGCGAATCGGCTGTGGAGACAGGCATATTAGCCTTGCCTGCCGGGGCATATGCTTTGCGGAATGTGATCAAGCCCTCTGTTACAGCTGGCGTAGATGCCTTGAAAGAATTGTTTTTGTTAGGAGCAGCGGACGATGTTGTTAAAAAGGCTCCGGTTAAGGAGGGCGTGTCACGACGCGATGTTCTTGCGGGAATGGGGGCGACTGTGTTAGTTCCCCCTGTTTTAAAAGAAGCAGGAGAGCTGCTTCCTGCGGCTAAAGTAGGTAAAGTTGCCAAGACTGTTCTTAAAGGCGGACCTTTGGCACAAGCAAGAGCTTTAGATAGTGATATTTCCAGAATATTTGTAAACTCTATAAGGCCGAATCGTAATATTACGAAACCCTTGAGAGCGGCTGAACTGAAAGAACAAGATATTAAAACCATTGAGATGAACAAAATCCTTCATAATTTTATGAAGGACAAGTCCTACGATGATTTAATGAAAATGGATAAAGAAGATTTAATTGAATTATCTAACATTAAATATAAAAGTCATCATACTGTTTCTGATGGTATTGATGATGCAGCATATAGAGCTAAGTTTGGAGCTAGTGCCGGGGACCCCTTACGTTCAGAAAGAAATGGTCCGTTACTTGATAGAGTTTTTAAAGATAGTGGTTTAGCTCCCGGAAGCAGTTATGCGGGACCAAAAAATTATGAAGGTCCCCCTCCTCTAGGCTATAGACCGGAGGCATACCCTAATATCAAACAAAAGCCTAGAACAGAATATGAATATGATTTTTTAGGTGTGGATACAACAAAAGGGTTAGAAGAGCTTAATCTTGATATACCTTCAAGCATTATTCCAAAAATGTTTCCTTCTGGAACCGCAGCGAAAACTTCTAGCTTATTCAGTCCTGAGTCTAAACAGGGGCGTCAATTATTGATTGTGTCTTGTAGCGATAAGAAGTGTCCAGATGTCGGTGATATGAAAGCACTGGATAGATATACGGGTCAGCTGTTTAGTAAGATGAAAGCATTTGGTATTCCTCCAAAAGTGGATGTTGCTATCTTGTCCGCGAAACACGGACTTATACGATCTGACACGCCTATTGAAAATTACGATCAAATTATGACAGATGAAATACGCGATAAGTTTTTAAAAGATCCAAATGAATTAAAAAAGATACGCGATACGATGTCCGGTGATTACGATAAGGTTATTGTTACTGGGGGCCCTAACTATAGAAGTATTATTGACGCAGCAGCAAAAGATATAAACTATGAAGTTGTGAGCGAAAAAGCACCGGGTTTAACGCAAGAGGCTGTAGTTCAAAGATTACGAAGAAAAAAATTTGAGAAAGAAATAGCGCTACAAAAACAATTTGAAGGGCCAGAAAATTTTGAAAAAGATATAACGGCATATCATTACACTTTTCCCGGTCAAGGTAAGTTTAACACAAGCGACATAAAAAAGTTTGACATGGATGTAGTGCAGGCACGGAACAAAGGGTACTCCGTTAAATATGCGGATACGCTAGGGCTACACGTTGGTTCTGAAAACGCGGCCAAGGACCGGTTTTTGAATTACACTGACTTGGACGCAGAAACAATAGGAAAAGATCCAGAGAAGTTAGCTCCGGGAGCAACGTACCCTTTGAAGGTCGATACGCGTAAACCTTTTTTAAACCCTAATTCTGAAGATGGTTTGTGGGGCGAGATTGAGTTAGAGAACTTTTTGTATGAAGAATTTTTAAAAGATCCTAAATTTAAAGACATTATTGAGGACAATATGTCTGGTGGAGCGTTTACGTATCCTGTGGGGGCTCAAACAGAACGCGCAAGGGAACTTACGAAACAAATTAGAAAAAAACTTGCAAAAGACGGGTTTACAAACATTCCGTATAAAAACGATATTGAAGGAGGCGTTAGAGGACGTTATGGAGGTATCGAGCAAAAAGAAATAAGTCATATCATGTTGATTGATCGTCCTAATCCTAAAAGTAAAGTTGTCAAATCAAAAATCACGGCTGAACCTATGGAAGAAGGCGGTGTAGCCGGTTTATCAGACATCGCACGCGATATGTTTAAGGGTCCAAAAGGTATTGGCGCTTATCAACCGTTTATGGTAGGTTAGAAAAAAGGAGTCACGTATGGCTATAGAAAAAGATATACCGGCAGATACCACAGCGGAGGAGCTGGCCGCTGATGTAGAGATAGAAATGCCCGGAACTATGGAGCCCATGGCGACATTGGATATGGACGTTGAAGCGGAGAATATGGACATAGAAATTACGGCTGAGGACGATGGCGGAGTGACTGTGGACTTTGAGCCAATGGATCAGAGGGGCACAAGTGATGATTTTTATGCTAATTTAGCCGAAGAAATGCCCGATAGAGAGCTTGGACGCATAGCAGGTGAGCTTTTAAGTGAGTATGATGCTAATAAAGCCAGCCGTCAGGAGTGGGAAGATGCTTATGCTAATGGTTTGGAGCTTTTAGGCTTTAGTTATGAAGAAAGAACACAGCCGTTTAGAGGTTCTTCAGGGGTAACGCACCCACTTTTGGCTGAAGCAGCGACACAATTCCAAGCACAAGCGTTTAATGAGCTACTTCCTGCGTCTGGACCTGTCCGAACAGCTATAGTTGGGGCAGAAACACGCGATAAACAGCAACAATCGCAGCGAGTTCGGCAGTTTATGAACTATTACATTACAAATGTGATGGAAGAATACACCCCAGAGCTCGATCAGATGCTATTTTATCTACCTTTGGCCGGTTCTACGTTTAAAAAAGTGTATTATGATGAAAATATGGGCAGAGCGGTGTCAAAATTCATACCCGCAGAGCATTTAGTGGTGCCATACGAGACATCAGACCTTGAAACGTGCCCAAATATTACGCAAACGCTACGAATATCGCTAAATGAGCTCAGAAAGAAGCAAATATCGGGGTTTTATCTAGATATTCCGGTGCTACCGGGGCAGTCTGAAGGCGATTCTGTAACCGATGAAATTAATAGAATTGATGGTATGTCGCCTTCTCAGATAGATTATGACTGCACGTTGCTGGAGTGTCATGTTGATTTGGACATTGAGGGCTATGAAGAGAAAGATGATGAGGGGGAGCCAACAGGCATAAAAGTGCCATATGTGGTAACGATTAGTCAAGATAATGGGCAGATATTGTCCATACGCCGTAATTATCGTGAAGATGATGATATGAAGCGCAAGATACAGTATTTTGTGCACTATAAGTTTCTACCCGGTTTTGGTTTTTATGGGTTGGGACTTATTCACACGATTGGCGGGTTGTCACGAACCGCCACAGCGGCACTGAGGCAGCTAATCGACGCTGGTACGTTGTCTAATCTTCCTGCGGGTTTTAAGGCCCGTGGACTACGGATCAGGGATGACGATGATCCGCTTCAGCCCGGTGAGTTCCGCGATGTGGACGCTCCCGGAGGGGCTATTCGTGACAGCCTAATGCCGCTGCCATTTAAAGGTCCTGACGGAACCTTATTCCAGCTATTGGGATTTGTTGTTGATGCAGGGCGTAGATTTGCCACCATCACGGATATGAAGGTCGGTGACGGCAATCAGCAGGCTGCTGTGGGTACAACTATAGCATTATTGGAACAGGGCTCACGGGTGATGAGTGCGGTGCATAAGCGCTTGCATTATGCAATGCGACTTGAGTTTAAGATTCTATCAAGGGTGATGAGCGAGAGTTTACCCGATGAATACCCGTATGCTGTAGAGGGAGAGGATAGTGCGGTCAAGGCAACAGACTTTGATGATAGGGTGGATGTTGTTCCTGTATCGGACCCAAATGTCTTTTCACAGGCACAAAGAATTGCGTTAGCGCAAACGAAGCTACAGTTGGCAGGGGCGGCACCTGATCTTCATAATATGTATGAGGTTTATCGTGATATGTATGATGCCTTGGGTGTCAAGGATACGGACAGGATTATGAAGCGTGTGCCCGATGAGGAGCCTACACCCAAAGATCCTGCGCAAGAGAACATAGATGTTATGGATATGGTGGTGTTGAAAGCATTTCAAGGGCAGGATCACGAGTCGCATATTATGGCGCATTTAATCTTTGGAGCGTCACCCATGATTGGAAATATGCCGGCTATGGCTATTGCTTTACAAAAGCATTGTATTGAACACGTGCAGATACAAGCAGAAGAGATGGCGATGATGGAGATGCGTAATCAGGG